TCAGATGAGTTTAAGCTAGGAGATTTAAACGTTCAAAAAGTACGCGCATTAACAACAAGTAGCGCAACGTTTAACGCTGGTACTAGAACAAACACAACGATAAAAGAAAGCGGAATACATAATATACAATTTCAAGCGTTTAAAACAGACCCTGATGCTAATATACAAATGCGTTTAGAAGTATTTGTTAATGGCACTTTAACCGCTGAAAGAACAATAGAAGTTCAAATGCGTTCTTCTCAAGGATTTGTTGATGACAATTGGAATAACTACTTTCAGTCTTTTACTGCTAATGAGGGCGATGTTGTATCATTAGCGTGGTACTTTGAAAGTTCAGAAGTAGATTGCATTACATATTTAACAGGTTACAAACTAGAAAGAAGCAATCAAAACCTTTTTGCCCCAACTTTTTACAATAAACCTACTTATTTAAACACAAAGTGGCAGCAAGTAATTGATTTTACTAATACTTTAAATTTAGTAGAAGATACACCTACAAACTTTCAATTTTCTGGAACATCTACAAAAAACTATGTTGGAGATGACATAATAGGTGCTGATTTACAAGTTGATAGGTTAAATGATTTGTTTACAGTAGAAGCTAATTTTTTAGCAGAAGTTCCAAGTGGTACTAATCTTCATATCGAAGTTAAATTTATTGTTAATGGAATAACTTATAGAGGAGAAAACATTAACTTATTTAGAGTAACTGGAGATGACCAATATGCTAATGTAGTTTTTAAATACCCAGTTACACAAGAGTTTATTGATAATACTGGCACAATAACCTTAACCGCTAGAGGTAATGATATAACAATAAGCAAAAGGTCTTTAATAGCAACTGTACAAAGTAATTATTAAGTTATGGATTTTATAATTAGAAAAGATATTTACGGCAATTGGTGGCACGACTTTAACAACAATGCTACTAAAGTAAGTATTAGCGACTTTGAGTGTGTTATTGATGAAGTTGCCAATACTTTTATAATTCAAAATAAAAACGGTTCAAATGTACCTAGCAAAGCTGTTAGCATAGCCGATGTAAAAGTAATAGACCAAAATATATCTGAAACACCTATTGCGTTTAGCGGAGCAATTGGACTTAAAAACTTATTGACTGCAAAACAATATCCACCATATCGTGAAAGCTCAATAGTTTATGACCAAAAGGTAATTTGGAGAAAAGGACACGCTATTGTATGGAATGAAACGCAAGAGTTTTTTAATGCAAACTTTGATTCAAATGGCTTAGGTATAAATTTAGCTTTAGGTTGGGGATTGTGTAATGGGAACGGAGGAAGAAAAGATTTTAGAGATAGAACAGTTGTAAGTAAAGGGGCAAACTTTAGCACTTTATACAATACTGGAGGTAGTGCTAATGCCGTATTAATAGGACACAAACATACATTTAGCGGGAGTGCTGCTGGAGCAACTGGAGGTGGAGCTATGTCAACTGGTAATGTTGATGAAGGAGCTGGTAGTTTTTTAATGACTAATACTGGTCTTAGTGAAAACGGAGCAAGTGTACCCGACCAAACGGGAGTAGGTAAAAATATGCCTCCTTATATTATTGCTCAATGGGTTGAAAGAGTTAGCGATTTAATTGTTTACTATACGGGTTCAGAGGGCGGTGGCGCAGTTGATAGCGTTAACGGTCAAACTGGCGTTGTTATTATTCCTTTGGATTACCTACCATTAGCGGGTGGCACAATGGATGCGGGAGCTGATATATTCTTTGATAATGGTTCGGCATTACGTGAGGGAACATACGACTTTGGGGCAAACGGTGGTATATCTAGGATTTGTTCAGTAGATTACGAAGATATGTGGCAAGCTGGAATAAGACACGTATTTGACAATAATGGACTTATACGACACTCAACAAATTGCTTTGATGTAATTCCCGATGAAACTTTTGATGTTACTTTAAGATTTAAAGTTGATTCACTTTGGACTTTAGACGATGGCACTACTTACAAATGTACCGATGCAAGTACTGGCGCAGCGGTGTGGGAAATTTATAGCGTTGGTGCAACTCCAAACCTTCAACAAGTAACAGAGGCGGGAGCAAGCACAACCGAAGTAGTTACTTTTGGAGACAGCGGCACTGGTTTTTATACTGAAATTGAGGCACAAGGATCGACTAGCTATGACAATGATAATAACTTAGTTTCTCAATATGTTGCCTCTGGTTTTTACACAGTCAATTCTTCTACAAACAAAGTAATCTCCGTAACTCCAGAAGAAATTACATTGCAAACTTCTGGAACTGGCGCTGTATCTTTAAAATCTGACGATGTAGATTTAAACTACACAGCGCAATTTCCAATTAAACCTTCAAACAGCGTTCAAACAATAGCGATGCTTTCAGATGTTGGAGGCGGTGGTGTTCCATACACAGGTGCAACACAAGATGTAGATTTAGGAGAGTTCGGTTTACTTACTGGAAATATAGAATTTGACAATACTCCGACAAATATTCCTACTGCTGCTGGTTCAATGGTTTGGAACGATACAGACGGAACAGTTGATTTAAAACTAAAAGGCGGTAATGTTACTTTACAAATAGGTCAAGAACAAGTTATTAGAGTAGTCAATAAAACCGCTACTAACGTAAACCTATTAGAAGCAAATTATCAAGCGGTTAGAGTTACTGGAGCGCAAGGTCAAAGATTAAAAGTTGATTTAGCACAAGCCACAACAGACGTATTATCTGCTGAAACAATCGGACTGGTAACAGAAACAATAAACAACAATCAAGAGGGTTTTATTACTACTAGTGGACTTATAAGAAACATAGACACAACAGGAACTTTACAAAGTGAAACTTGGGCGGATGGGGATGTTTTATACTTATCGCCAACGGTTGCAGGTCAATTAACAAAAGTTAAACCAACTGCGCCAAATCATTTAGTGATTATTGGTTATGTTATTCACGCACACGCTACGCAAGGTTCAATCTTTGTAAAGGTGGACAACGGTTATGAGTTAGATGAATTGCACAATGTTAAAATAACTACTGCTGCAAACGGTCAAGCATTAACCTATACTTCTGCAACAGATATTTGGGAAAATAAAACAATAATTCAAGATAGTATTACAGACGGAGTTACAACAGTTGCGCCATCTCAAAACGCTGTATTTGATGCGTTAGCTTTAAAAACAGATAAAACATCGTGGGTTGATTATTCTGCTAGTTCTACGATTGTTGGGTGGAGTTCTTTTACAACTAGACAAATATTTTATAAAATAGTAGATAATATGATGTTTGTTAACTTCTTTTTAGAGGGTACTTCAAACGCTACAACAGCAAATTTCACATTACCAAATAATGTGGCTTTATCGTCAATTATGTTAGGTGCTTTTATTATAAATAATGGTGGTATTAGTACAAATCAAGTAGGACGAATTGATTGCGCTTCTGGCTCTGCAACAATTAATGTTTTTAGGGATAATACGGGGACAGCATTTACGGCATCAGGTACAAAAAGAGTTCAAGGTCAATTTTTTATTAGAATATAATTATGGATTACACATTAATAAATTCAGATTTTACTTGTGGCGGTTTGGTGGGTACAGAACCAAATCACAGTAATTGGACTTTAACGCCTTATTTAGGTGGGTTTGTTAAAGAGAAATGGAATGGCACAGCGTGGATTGAAAACGCAACCGAGCAAGAAATAGCAGCAGCGACACCACCAACGTTAACAGTTAACGAGGTTATTATCGACCTAGTTACTAAACAAGTAGAGGTTATGAGTGATGAGGAAAAAAACGAGTTAATACAATTATTAAATACTTAATATGAAAGACCTAATTAAATCAATCCTAAGCGATGTTAAAAGTTGGAATAGAATATTAGTTAACCGTTGGCATTTACACGCACCAATCGCTTTAATTGCGGGTTGCTTTATGTTTTGGCTGTTAAAAGACACAATAAGCGACACTTATGTATCAACAGAAATAGCGTTTAAGATATTTGTACCTACATTTTTAGGCGGTATTTGCCTTTGGTTATTTGAGTACTGGCAAAAAAGAGGGCGCATTATTGGAGAACTAGAAATGTTTGAGAGTAATAAGGACTTTATTGTCGGTTTATTTTTCTTACTTTGCGGAATAGTAATAACTTTTTTTTATTTTTTGTAATATGGATTGGATTGTAAATAATTGGATGTTGATAGTAGGAGCAATAAGCACTCCAATAGCTTGGGTATTTGGTGGCAAACAAGCCAAAGCACAGGAAATAAAAAAAGGCGAAACTGATATAAAGAAAGGTAATGCCGATGCGGTGTCAGCAATGCAAGAAGTTTACAATAAATTCCTCGAAGATTATAAATTAAGAATGAGCGAGGTTATGACTGAACTTACAGAAGTAAAGGACAATTATAAGACGATGCAGAAGCAATTTAATGAAATGCAAATCTCTTACCTTAACGATACAGAAAAACATAGAGATTTATCTTCAAAATACATAGCATTACAAAAAGATCACGAAAGTTTGAAAGGCTTGTACGATAAATTGAAAAAAGATTTTGATGCACAAAAAAAACTAGCCAAATGAAACTCGATGACAGCGGATATAAATTAATTCAAGGGTTCGAGGGATTGTCTTTAGTTCCATATTTGTGTAGTGCCAAAGTAGCAACCATAGGGTGGGGGAATATTTTTTACCCTAGCGGAATAAAAGTTACGATGGCAGATAAGCCAATTAGTTTAGCGACTGCCTCGTGGATGTTTAAAGAAACTGCCGATAAGTTTGCCGCCGATGTGAATAAAATGATTAAAGCAAATATCAATCAAAACCAGTTCAACGCTATTGTATCTCTAGCTTATAACATCGGACTTGCTGGACTTGCTAAAAGTTCATTATTGAAAAAAGTAAATGCTAATCCTAGCGATCCGACAATTACAAATTCCTTTATGATTTGGAATAAAGCAGGTGGCAAAGTATTAAACGGACTTACTAAAAGACGTGCTATTGAAGCTAAATTGTATTTTGCATAGATAAAAGGGTACATTTGTTGAAACTAAACAACAAAATTATGCAATCAAAATGGAGTGTTTACGATAATAAAGTACTAGAAATAGTAAATGATTCAAATATAAATCTTAAAAAAATTGAAATCATAAGACGCATAAATGACCATTTATGCGATGCAGATAAAAAAACTTTCAGCAAATATTTAGAAAGGAATTTAAAAAGAATTTGCGACAATTACGAGGGAGTTTATAACGCTTCAAATAAATTAGATATAGACTATACAACTATTAAGCATCTTTGGGTAAAGGATAAAGATGCTAGTGTGTTTGTAAAAAATCCTAACTACGTTGAGCAAGACAAAAAAGAGTTAGATGAACTACGAACAAAGTTAATTGATAGCTTAAAAGACTACACTCCAAAATACCCAAAGATTGAAAGGTCTAAAAATCAACAAAAAAGACTATTTGTGTTTTCTCCTGCTGATATTCATATTGGAAAACTTTGTAACGCTTTTGAAAGCGGAGAAGATTATAACAATCAAATAGCAGTTAGGCGTGTTTTAGAGGGTTGTAATGGACTATTAGCCGAACTACCAACAGATAGCATCGATAGGATATTATTTGTTATAGGAAACGATATTTTGCACATAGATAACGCAAAGAGAACAACAACAAGCGGAACACCACAAGATACAGACGGTATGTGGTTTGAAAATTTTATGATTGCCAAACAGCTTTATGTAGATATTATTGAAATGATGATGCAAGTAGCGGATGTTCACGTAGTATTTAATCCTAGCAATCACGATTATACAAATGGATTCTTTTTAGCGCAAATAATACAAACGCATTTTAAAGATTGTAAAAACGTTACCTTTGATTGTAGTATTTCACATAGAAAATATTACAGGTATGGTAATAACATTATAGGTACAACTCACGGAGATGGCGCAAAAGAAACTGATTTGGCTTTATTAATGGCGCACGAAAGTAAAGACTGGCAAGATTGTAGCCATAGGTATTTTTATATTCATCATTTCCATCATAAGATTAGTAAAGATTATATGAGTGTATGCGTTGAGGCTTTACGTTCTCCTAGTGGCACAGATAGTTGGCATCATCGTAATGGCTACCAATATTCACCGAAAGCAGTTGAGGGTTTTATACACGATTTTAATCACGGACAAACAAGTCGTTTAACTTTTTTATTCTAATGAAACAATCACCACTACAACGGATCAAAAGAGTAATGCAGTTTTATTACAATAGAGGACAAAACCGAGAAAACGTAAACGAGGTATATCGTAAAATAATTAAAAAAAAATTAAAATGAAATATTTACTACTTGCATTTCTTATTGTTTCCTGCGGAGCAAAAACAATTAATAAAGAGGAAAAGAAAAC